GCTGCGTTATGGTCTATGGTTAGAGGTTCACCAGTTAGTTGTGCTGTACGAACCTGCTGAGCTATGTCTTCGTTGATGCCGAAGTTAGCCATAGTTAATAAGTTGCGTTTGAATGACTCATGTATATCGGCAGCGTTCATTGTAGTCTCGCCTTTGCCATCTACACCTGTGTTGTACATACAGCCTACTCCATTACGAGCTTGACATATAGCGTTGTTTTGTTTGCGGACTTCTTCAAGTCTACGTACTTCGTCTGCACGGTTCATTTGTAAGCGCATTGCATTTACATCTGTTCGTGCGGGGTCTATACGTTGCATTTGCGCTATCAATTGTTCTGAGTTTCCTCTACCTGTAGCTACAGATTGTTCCCATTGGAATTCTAGGTCTGAGAATAACATGCTATTGTCTCCAGCAAATCGTTCTAGTCCATCTTCTATGGCTACTTTGTTCTGTGGTGACATGTTATCAATCAGACCTGAGTCTAGTGCCACGTTGTAGAGTGTATCGTCGTTCTTTGTTAGTCTGTCGAGTATAGTTTTAACTCGGATGTCTTCACAAGGAACTGCGTGAATGTCGTTACAACTAAGACTTTTCTTAACTGCTGCCAATCCATTCTTGATTGCTGCCGGTTCACCCGATTCCAGTGCTGTGTCGTAAACGTCACTTGCTGTGTGGATGTTGTCTATAGTTGCTTTTCTGTTTAGTGTGTCTACCCAGATTTGTCTGCCTTTGGCGTACATGCCTCCGAGAGTTTTAGCATTCGCTGAGAATTGCTTAATAATCTGAGAGCGTACTTCTGGGTCTGCTTGCTTAGACAGTGCATTCTGTAGTTGCGTGTCTAAGTGCTTTTTGTATTCTTTTGAGCTTGTCTTGTCTTTAATATCATGTTGAATGTTAGACAGGTTGCCCATATAGTTGTTTGCAACTGAGTCGTCGATTACTCGCTGTTGCATACCTCGGCGTGTAGCACTCTTACCAAAGATTGCCTCCGATAGTGCGCCTTGACCTTTTTGTAAGGCATCTAAACCTTCTTGAGTACCTTCGTTGTATGCGTCGTCGTATGCTTCCTGTTGCTGTCGGTTGCCTACTTTAATTAGTACTTCACTAGCGAATTTTGCTAGTCCCTGCTTAGCCTCGTTACCACTACGGGTTTCTGGGCGTAGAGTAGAAGCACCTCCTGTTTGTGCTCGTTGTTCGCCTACTCTGCTTTCGCGCTTTTCGATGTTGCCCGCGTTAGCGTCTGCTACTTCTTTACGGTAGTCTGTTCCAAATGTACTTGACATTAGTCATTTACTCCCATGGTTTTAGCTGCTTGTGAAGTGTTTTGTCCAAAGCTATCAAAAGAGCTTTCTGCGCCACTACCACCGAAGTCGAATGAACCACCACCGGAAATGAATCCCTGCCCAAAGGCTAGGACGTGTTTTCCTGTTTGGCTCTTAGTGCTTGTATCTAGTCTTCCTGAGTTTATGTCGGCTTGTAGTAGTGTGTCCACAAAGTTTATCTCTAGGTCGCGCTTTGCTGATTTAGCGTTGCGCTCTGTTTGACCTTTAGCGTGTGCTGCGTTTACTTCTGTTTCACCGATTACTTGATTTACAGAATCTCCTGCTACACCTGATTGAGCTGCGCTTACGGTTGCTTCCGCTTCTGCTCTTGCTTGGTTTCTGTCTATTGCTATTTTACCAAGACGTACATTTTCTGATATTTGTTTGGCTTGTGATACCATTGCACCTACGCGTTTTTGTGCGCTGAACGTGAGTCCCGCTTTGCGTGTGCCATAGTCCCCTGCCTTCTGTTGCATTTGTTCGTTAGCATCTGCTTCTCCCATAAAGGAGCTTGCTAGTGATAGTGAACCAACTCCTACTGCTACCCAAGTCATGTGTTATCCTCCAAAGATTTATAATTTGGAGCTATTACATACTCCTCGATTTTAGTTAGGTCGGTCTCTGATGTTACATGTGTTGTTACGAATATACAATCAGTGAGTGCGTGGACAGCGCGTCTAATACCTGCTTTAGATTCACCTACGAATGGTGCTTGGATGAATTCTAGTCCTTCTGTTGATGCTAGGTATGCTTTGCCTTTTAGTAGCATGAGCATATGGTTGTGTCTGTGGATTTTACCCACCACGGTTGTACCCGCAGGTAGCAGAGCTTCCCGAGTGTATAGCCCATCTGTGAAATGATGCTTTACTGGGAAGTCTGTTACTGCAAGTCTGTTTGGATGATTCTCCATAGCCTCTTGTAGTCGCTGTAGAGTGTCGCGGATTTTAAGTGTGCGCCTGTCTGCTACTACAAGTGGCATGTTAGAGCCTCCGTCCTCGTGATGTGTAGTTGCCTACGTAATCAATCTGTGTGATGTTCATTGGTAAATGACTATCGCTGTAGATTTCTAGGTCGGCTGTTGTGTTTTTCTGCCTATACGCTATAACAAACTGTTCTGTGTTGTCGGCTACATTATCTGTCTGGGTATTAATATTACCAGAGATTAAGCCTGACCAGAATTGGTCTGCGAAGTTATAGAAATTACTTATTATTTTGCCATACACTGTTGCTGAGTTCTGTAAGAACACAATGAAGCGCGATATGCGTAAGTTTGTTTGGGTGTTAATTTTCCCACTCTCGTCACGTACATATAGTGTGCTTGGTTTGATACTACAGCGGTAAGGTATACCGTAAGTAATTGTGTCACCTACTAATGAGTCGTCTAAGCCTATGTCGAAGTATTCTCCGAAACCTATGTCAGGTTGTAGAGTGTGGTCAGGTATGTTACCTGCTTCATCGCTATCAGTTCCCATTACGGGCACGATGTTTGCGATGTCGTCTACTGGATAGTGACTGTCGATGATTACTCGTCCGGGCAAACCTGTGTTTACAAAGGTTACTGTGGTTGTTACTTGCCAATCGAGATAAACTTTGTGTTCATCTGCTTCTGGGTCGTCTTCACCTTCGAACTTCGTTACATGTATAAGGTTGTCTACGTTGATTACTAAGTATATGTCACCTTGATGTTCTGAGATTTCTAGTATCTCGTAGTCAAATGTCAGGGGTAGTGTGTACTTAGACCATGCAAAGCGTTTTATTTCATTGCGTGTTTCTTTTGTGTCGTAGTCGCATACGAATAGTGTTTTCTTATCATCGGCTACTACGTAGATTTTACCTACTGTAGAGTTTCCTATTATGCGGAAGATGTCACCTTTGATTAGTTTCTTTACATGCTCAGTCATTGAGGTTGCAAAGTCTGTATCGTCTGAGCTAATGCCTGACGATTCGTAACGCTTTAAGCCTGAGTGTTTGCCATAGCTAGTTGCGAATACTACTGAGTCGCCTATACTAGCTGGCTGCACTTTGCCAATGTTTGAATACGTACCTGTCTGTGGTAGTCCACTTGTTTGCGGTGTCATGGCTATGTCGCCAGACAGTTTAAACTGCGAGTCTTCCGTGAACAGTAGTAAGTCGCGGTTGTGGTTCAACATATTATTAAATTGTTTTGTATCTGTTGAGGTTGACCGTATACGTACTGGGTGTGTACTGAGTAACTGGGTTACTGTATTTCTAAAGAAACTAAACGTATTGTCTGTTTCTGAGGTGGCTATTTCGTCTTCTACTAGAGTTACTAGTCTGTTCTGGAATATAGCCATGTCTGTTATTGACTTGTTTATAAATGCTGGTTGTGGGTTAGTGTCGTCGTCACCTGCGTTGCGCTCGTCCCAATCTACTACAGAGAAGTTAAACTCTGGCGAACCTAAAATATTAGGTGCTTTAGTAAAGGTGTGTGGCATTGTAGCAGCATCGAATTTGAATTGCTGATTTGGCGCTGACGTTTCTTCCCAACTGATTGCATCCATGTTTGTAGATAGTACATCGAATTGGTCAATGTATATATAATATTCTGTGCCGTCTGTTAATACTAGTTGCGCTTCGTCTGCTTCACTTCTGTATTCCCATGCACCACTGCCTAAGTCTACTGCTGTCATGTCTCCATCGAATACTAAAGACAGGTCAGCTTTTTTGCGTATTGTTAAATGTTGGTGCATCTGTAATCTGTTGTCGCTGCCATCTGATGTTAGTACAAACTGTAGTGTAGCTACTGTTTGACCACCTACTGTTAATGGTGGTGACATAGTACCTAATATACCAAATGGGTTGAATAGTCCATAACCTGACACGAGGTAGCCGAAGCCATTTGCGTATCCAGCGGTCATCGTTGCGTCTGCTGTTGGTGGTGTGGGTGTAGTAAAGCTAACGTCCTCTACAGATTTCATGTAGAATATGCCTTTGTCTGTCAGTGCATTAGGTTGTACTTTTAGTATCTGAACTCCGGGTAGGAATTTAGGTAAGTCTAGTACTGTCTCGACTGTACCATTGATAGCAACTAATACGTTGTTACCTTGGTCGTCTTCCACTGCTACTTTAGCGTAGCTGTTGTTGGCTGTTATTAGTGCTACTACTGAGCCACGAGCTACTGCTGTGATGCCTGTCGGTGCTGTGGTTGTGATTGTACTTGCTATAGATGAAGCTAAGAAGTTTGTTCCACGCAGGGCTTGTGTTGAGCCTACTACGATTGTTTCTGTGTGTGCTACATCTGCTGTGTCTGTGTAAGATACTTTCAGTGTAGTGCCATCTTCGGGAGCTTGCTTTACGTGTACTACAGATGTGTTTTCTGTCTCACGTACTTCTGCGTCCATTAGTGGTATTTGTTTTGAGTTTAGTGCAAATAGTGTGTCACCGTTTACGCGTAAGTGTAAGTCACCTCGCTCTGCTAAACCTGCTATGTATTGCAGTGTTGCATCGTCTAGCTCGTTGATTGTGTAGCCAAAACCTGCGGTGTTTATAATATCTATTATTGCAAAGCCTGAGACTTCTCTAAATACTAAGAAGTACAGAGCACCGCCCATTTTAAATTCGTATACGTAAGTAGTTCCGAATATTGTTTGTGTTGGATAGCCACTTAATTCTGTCGGGTTACGTTTATGTAATCCCGAGGTAGTACTTGTAAGCATGTTTATTTGTTCTTTCAGATAGATAGGACTCATTAGAGCCGCTGCATCTGTGGACATGCCGTGGATGATTGATTTAATTGCTTGTGATATTCTCACTTAGCCACCTACAAATGTTGGGTCGATTGAACCACTACGCATTCAATAAGGACGTACACCTGCTCTGAGTTTAACTGAGGCGGGTGATAGTAAGATGTTTCTGCGTTGTATTTTTAGATTTGTTTTCTTTAGGTCTGAGAAAGCATCTGTGTATAGTCGTGCTTGTGACGCTTCTTTAACTGAGTCTTCTAAGTCAGAACCCATTAATTGAGTACCTGCGAAGAACTTGATTGTGTCTTGTACTTCTTCGTCTAGTAAATCCCAATCTAGTTGAACCCGTAGGTTTACATAGAGTGAGTTTGTGAATTGGTATGTGTGTGCGAATACATCATATAGTTTGAAGCCACGTTTAATTACACCTTGTCTGCTTGTTACTACAGCTTGGAGTGTGTTAAGTGGTAATGCTATTTCTGATGTTGTTTCGTCTGGTGCTAGAAGGTAGGCGTATTCTGTATTGAACCACCAGCCTTTCTTTTGGATTGTTAGGTCTGCTTCGTCTAGACGGTCTTTACATACTTGAGCGTCTGGGTGGAGAGTTTCTAGGTCGCTCACAGGTGGGCTGCCTAGTAAACCTAATAAGTAATTTACTGTTTCTAATCTGTCCATCTGTGTTCTCCTGTTAAAAATTATTTAAATACCCTCTTTGCTTCAAGTCTAGCCAATCAAGGGAGAGCTGTGAGTGGGGTAGAGGATACTTAAATAATAGCACTCCCCGAAGGGAATGCCATATTAGCTGTTACGCTGACATTACAACTGCTGCATGTTCTGCACGGTTTGGTGTAACCGCGAATGCAAGATAGCTGTCAATGAACCATTGAAGTTCTACGTCATGGTAGTAGACTTTAGAAGTTAATGGGATTGTTTCACCTGCAAGCAATGCACGAGGTAACATGATTACAGCTACGGCTTTCGCTTCTGCTGCGCTTACATCGTAAGCATTGTTGTTACCAGCGTTTGACAGGTAGTGACCTGAAATAGCTGCTGATGGGATACGGTTGGTCTTAACAACGGGTAAGCCGTTAGATTCCATAACTGTACCTTTGGCAAAGTCACCATTACCGATTGAATAATCAGCAGAGATAAGTTTGTCGTTACGCTTTAATGCGTAGTATTGAGCTGGGCGAACTAAGATTACGCCACCGTCCAAATCAACATCTTTCTCTTCGATTGCTTGTGCAGCATCTTCGAGGGCGCGTTGTAGTTTGTCTGGGTCTAATTCGTCACCGGCTGATGCCAGAGTTACGATTTCGCCAGATTGGAAGCCGTCTGGTGCTGGAGTTTCACCGGCTGATGTGCCGATAACGACCATTGCAGCTTTGATTGCTTGAATGATAAATGCTTCATCGAAGAACTTACCGATTTCTTTACCGTGGTCTTGACCGATTTCTGCACGTACGTCATAGTGAGATTGGAAGTCGTCTAACAGAGCTACGTTGTTACGAGCCAATACGATTGTATCAACTTTAACAGAGATGTTGTCAAACTCGACAGTGCCCGGAGTTGGTCGAATGCCTGGAGTTACTGCTTGCAAAGAAGTCTTACCAATGCGGTCATTGGTTACTGTGTCTGTACCACGTACAGGTTTAATTTTTACATACTGACGCATGAAAGAAGATTTTACGAATTGGCTTTCTACTTCGCCACCGTACTCTTCTACGTGAAGGGGATTTACTGTACCTGTATCATAACCAAGTCTGTGACCTGAACGGGTTAAATCACCTGTTGCTTCGCCGATAATTGCCATGTTTAATTGTTCCTATTGTTATAGTTTAAAGTATACTTTATGCTACGCCGTTTGAACGCGATTGCGTTCGACGTGCTTTAAGTTGTTGTACTTGGAGAGATTCGTAGCCGTATTCAGCAGTTAGAGTTTTAACCTCTTTTGCGTACGCCTTTGATGAGATAGGTTCGAAACTACCTTGTACGTATGTGTCACCTTGCAGAAGGTCTGCCTGTGACGTTGTGTTGGAATTGGCATGATAGGCAGAGGCAATATTATCAAAAGCTAGTCGTGCCTGCATACCGCCTGCGCGAATCATCTTTCGTAGTGCTGTCTTGTCTGCTTCTGAAAAGCCAGATTCAGGGTCTTTAACGAATGCTTGGATTTCTTTCCATGTCTGGTCAGCATCTTTACCATTGAATAATTTGTTGGCGTAGTCTAATGTCTCGTTACGAGCAGCATTACCTTCGCTTTTTATTTTGGTCGCTTCGTCGGTTAGTTGGTTGATAACCATTTTTGCAGTAGCTTCGCCAAGTTCTTCAACTAGGGTTGCTTTGTCTGTCAAAGATACTTTGCCTGTTTCAGCGTAGTTGGCAATGATAGCATCTGCATTTTCGATATTACGTTCGGCTAGTAGCGCACCTACTGCGTCGATTGTATCGTTTCCTGTTTTACCTACAGTAACTTTTACTGAGGCTGGTGTTAGGTTTAAATCATCCTTAGCTGCTTCTGCTGGTTTAGCTTCCGCTGGCTTTACGTAATCCGGGTTGTCAATTTGTGCTTCCGGGTTTGTTGGGTCTACGATAGTTTTGTCTGCGGTGTTCTTCTCGTCAGCCATTTAGAGTGTCTCTTCTTGTTGTTGGGGTTGAGGTCTGGATTGAGCAGCCATCCGAGCTTCTCGCTCAGCAGTCTGTTCTTGATTTGCTTTTACAGTGTTTTCATCGAGTAGGAAGTCTTTATATTCTACTCTACGAGCTGAACCTAGTTTAGAGATTACGTCCCCGTAGTCTAAACGGATTTGTATTGGTTCAGGTAAGTCTGCGAGCATTGCTAAGTCACGGAAGAACATCATCATATCATCTAATTCAGATGTGCGTGAAAGTGATTCCATGCCTGTAATGATAGTGGGGTCGATGTCTTTGAATTGCTCGCCTAGATTTCTGACTGCTCGTTTAGCTACTGGTAGTTGTAAGTCTTCGGATAGTCGTCCGTAAACACCACCTAAGCTGCCTTCGAGTTCATCTGCGTCTCTGCGTATTTCTTCGGCTGTTACACGTTCAGCATTACGTTGCGCTGCTGTACTAGATAAGAAGCCTCTGCCAATTCGTTTGGCGTAGGTGTCCATCTGGTCGTGCAAGAATTTCATGTCTTGGAATTTTTCTAGTTGTAGATAGCTGATGTCGTCAGCGTTGCCATATACGTATGTACCTGACGGGCTGTCGTTAAGACTTTCTACATCTGTTTGACCCATAGGGTCTACTAGTATTTTGATGTCTGCTACGATTGAAGCTAGGTTTACTAGTGCCTCTGACAGGCTTGAGTACGTGTGGAAGTCTCCCGCGTATTCTTCTACTAGCCCTGTACCGTAGTTATAACCACGAGCTAGATTCCATGTTAGCGGAATCCACGGTAATGAGTCTACTGTGTAGTGCCCAATTTTCCGTGGTGCTCTGAACATAGCGTCGATTTCTTGCCATACTACAAATTTACCCTGCTTGTTTCGCTGGATGCCTGTGTAGATGTGAACTGTGTCGTCTGGGTTCAGTGGTTTCTTTGTTTGTTTTACTACCAGTGATTGTATATCTTCGGGCAGTGTTGCTACTACGTGTGAGTCACGAGTGATTATCTTGTAAGGTAAGCCTGACATGTCACGTAGGATTACATAATCCTTTAGTGAGTACACTTGTGCGCGTATTAGGGTGTCTTCTTGGTCTGGTATAAACAGTAGTGAGTTGCCTAATACAATTAGAGCTTTGACTGCTTCCAGTACTGCTGACCGTAGGTGAGATTTAGCTAAGCCTTTCATAGACTCTTTCTCAGCCAGCGACAGAATCTCGTCGATTTGGGCTTTGTTTAAGTCTAGTGCTGCTAGTTCGTCCTTCTGTTCGATAGTTAAATCGAGGCGGAAGAATGGTCTGCCTTGCGGGAATAGTACTGAGACTATCTTGTTTGCTAAGTGGTTGGTAGCTTGAGCACCTACTGATTGGTAGTCGTGCTGCATTTCTGTAGTGTTTTCTGATTCGTTCAGTAAGTACAGGTATGGTAATGTCCAACCCGCGTAGTCGTACCAACGATGTTCTACATGGCTTCGTGCGCCCTCTAGCTTGTTAAAATCTTGCTGGAGTTGCAGTAGTCCTACGTCACTAGGTACGTCGAGTTCTGGGTTTGGATTAAATTCTTGTGGTTGTGTAATCATAGTATTAAGCCTGTGTCTTGGATTACCCTGCCAGAGCTGCGTAGTTCACGCTCTGCTTCTGTTAGGTCTTCTAAATCGAGTTCGTCTCCGAAGACTACATCAGCTTCTTCTGATATACCTTTGCCTTCTACGTTTAGAAAGCGGGCTTCTTCTCGGTCTACTTTGTCTTTGGCTTTCAGTCTAGCCATCTCTCTGTCGAAAGCGTCTTGACTTGCTCCGCCTAGGTCTGGTTCTGATACACCAAAGAGTTTGCCTACTGGTTTTAGAATTGAACTAAATAGTGACATGTGTTCTCCTAGGTTAGTTGTGTTGTGGGAGCAGCGACTAGTCTGTGTTCTATCATGTATATAATGTCTTGTTGACCTTGTTTCCATGCCACCAGTTCTAGTGGGTCGCCTACTTTGTATGGTTTGCTTTTAGCGTATTTTTTAATCACGGCTAAGTCGCGCTTTATTAGACCTGTGGGGTCTTTGTGAATTTTGGTTTCAACTTTGGTTACTGTTACTGTTTCTACGTGAAATCCACGTAGTCCAGCCAGTGCGTCGTATAAGTTGCTCCAATAGTCTGACCAGCCTGTAACTGATTTATGGTCGTAAGTCATTGATTGTTCCCTATTTGTGGGTACTCGTGCTCGTTGTATCTATAG